TTTTCTAACGGACAGAAACCGTCTTAAGGCGTTGCCAAAGAAAATATGTTGTGAGTAGTCATTATAATCAACCAAAGGTAACACACGGGATTTGTCACCTGTTAGAGATAAATCTACAAGTGTTCCGCTGGAACTACCTAAACCAGATAATGAAGCTACTAAACTTTCAAATGTGAAGCCGTCAGCCATTTATTAATATCCCGCTGTGTAATCAATGTCGTAGATGTCGCCACAAGCAAACTGCCATTTCTCTGGATAGTCGTAGACAAGTGTCTCACCTCTAACATTAAGTTTGAGAACCACCTTGTATCTTAGTCCCTCATATAGTAAGGTATTATCCAAATCAAAAAAGTTTCCTTCTGCATCGTAGGATAGTGCCTGCTCTGGCACTTCTACATCGTTTGTTACTAACTCTCTTATCTCAAAAGTTCCACTCTTAATAATTGCTGTGTTCAAGGCGGTAGATGTACCAGTTAGTGTTTGCCACTGTGTTTGATTGTTCTTTACAAAAACTCTAATTCTTGCCTTAGTTGTTGGGTCATATTGGTCACTTAGGTTTGGTAGAGTTACAACGTGATTAGAAGTAACATAATTACCATAGCCAGAAGTTGGTAATAGACAATCAAAAGAAAATGAATCGGTTCTGTATTCACCAGCAGTTGTCACCGTCCAACTATCAGTGAAAGACGTTGAAGATGATAAACCTAAGTTTATACCCGTTAGGTTTAGGTATCCAGCAGCATTTGTTGCTGAACCTATGTGCACCTTATAAATACCTTTTGAAAATCTTGAAGCGGTAACTGCCATTCCCGAAGCAGCATCCGTCAACATACCCACACCGTTAGCACTAAGGGTGACATGGCCAGGAAAAGGCCCTGTTCCATTTAAGTCTGTCAACTCACCATCAATCAAACTATAATAGAATAGGTTTGCTGTTTTAGAGAACAGTAAATTTTCTCTGTTATCTTTTATTGCTCCATCCCACTCTATTTCAAAGAATGGTCTTTTACGAGTGTTAGTTTCTCTACTGTAAAACTTCTTACTATAAAATGCAGTACCAGATATAGATACAGCCTGTCCAGCAGATAGGGCCTCTGGTGCATCCTTAGCTTCGTAAGCGTCCGTCATACGAATAAGAAAACCATGATCAGCACTACCACCGTCAGCAATAGAAGTACCAGTAGAAAAATTTAGATATGCTTTGAAATAATCGGTCACATCCATTCGTAAGTCTTCTTCACCTAAAAATGATTGTGTAGCACTATTGGAATCATAAACTCTACTTGCAGCACCTATATATACTGAACCACCAGTTTGTCCATTATTTATATTCCAAGCATTAGTGTTTGTAGCGCTCAGAGCGTTAGCAAAACCAGTGTTTGTGTAGTTATCATTATCAAGACCTCTACCTTCCATCCATGAAGCAGTAAGAGGGTATGCTACTAAATCAAAGTTTACAGCTTGGGTGTCACTGTGTTTTACATTCTTTAGGTTGATAAAAGCAGAAACACCGCTATCAGTTCTTGGATCGGGTATTCTACCGTTATTTACAATATCGGCACTCAAAGAAGAAAGAGAGAATCTAATAAGTATTCTTGCATACTCTTTTCGTTGAGTAACTTCATTTATATTATTCCACACTTCTAATATTGGTGTCTCACCAAAGTTAGAAGTCACAGATGCTTCTGTTATCCAAGTGTCTTTATCGGCGTAAGCTCTGGCGATAGACATTATGCTGTTCTCCCTACTATGTCAAAGTTTGGATATTTTAGTTCCCAACAAACATCTTCTGGAAATGATAATATGGCATTTTTTGTATTTGCCTGAATATCAAGGTCAAATGAATTATAAGACCTATTATCCTCATTAGTATTTTTGTTAGTTATTTTGAAATTAACCACCGATCTTACTTTTTCAAGTGTCTGTAATCTTGCAACATAATTTTGAATTACTAAAGTTGAACCAAAGTTAGTATTCTCTGTTATAAAAATTCTTCTTAGAGCTATAAAACAATCAACAAGTGCATCGTTTGCATTAATATCAGGCATAGGAAGAATAGTAAAATCAACTCCTATATTACAAATTCTACCATCTGTTATTTTAACGGTATCAGAAAATGATTTGAATCTACTGATATATGTTTCTATATTATTTTTTAACACTCCAGTAGTTGGTATTAAAAATCCTTGAGCATTTCTTGCAATAGTTATAAGCTCTACACCAAGAGCGTTATGTGGGTCTTTTCTTGCATAACTTCTGAAAACAGAACCAAACTCCGGCGGCATTGATAAAACTCTAACTTGATAGTCTTGAAGAGTTACTGCTCTATTTTGAGAATTAAAATATTGTAACGCATTTTGTTTAATAGATGTTCTGTTTTCAGCATCAGCGCCACCTGTTGCTTGTTCCACATTTTCAACGAGTAAAGAACCAAGAATAGTATTTGCCTCGGCAGCTGATGCTGTAAGAAAATTAGAATCATTGAAAGATATTATCCTTGACACAAATCTATCTAATGTTCTTGGGCCGACATTAGTATCTGTACCTCCACCAAACCTATATTTTATATCAATATTAACATCTCTTGGTGCATACCCAAGACCTTTTGTTTTTAAAAAATTTGACGAGTCAACTACAGAAGGTGCAAATCCAGATGGTGCTCCACGTAAACTAGGAGGTAAAACATAATCCTCTGGATTAGGTATTAACTCAGAGTCTTCTAAATCTGTTGTTCCAGAACCAAAAACAATTGAAGTAGTGCCGTCAGCACCAATACTCGTTGTATATCTGTATGGTATTTTTCTATATTGTAAAACATTTGACGCGTCAGCACTTGAAGAGTCGGTATTAACATTACCTGTAAAAACACTGCCTTGAGATAAATTGTCAACGTGAAAATATTCTTTTCCATCCGAAGAAGTTACAGATACTATTTCTGTTATCTCTGTATCGGGCATTGTTAATTTTAGAAATGGAACAGCTGCACCAGCCCTGTAAGAAAATGTTCTTGTAGAGCCTGCTATAGCTGATATACTAGTTATAGAATATTGTGTTTGTGTTGCGTTTATTCTATCAGTAACCCTATTCTCTGGCCTTGAAAAATCTGCGTCTACTAAAGTTTCAAATTGAACAGCTGGTTCAAAGTTTGTAACCACTTTTGAACCTTTTTTTAAAGTAAAGACAGAATTTGAAGATGTGCTATTGTTAAATACGGCACTAATAGAAACATTGACAACAGCAGGCCTTGAAAATTTAGGTTGGTAACCCAAGTTTTGTGCGAGGGAAAAAACATTTTTTTCTTCCAGCGCTCTTTCTATAAAACCCTCATTGACCTGTCTATCTATGTAAAAAGACATTGAATCGCCTATGTATGCTAATAGTTCAAGTATTGCCATACCACCAGAAGCCTCATTAAAATCTTGATAGTCATCTGGGAAATATCTTCTTAGATAGTCAATTAAGTCTGATTTTATAGAATCAAAATCTTTTGATAAATAATTTACATCGGCAACTTGTTTGGTGCCTTGTCTTGTTGATTGATAGTTCATCTATACTCTCTATGTTGGTACGTCTGGAAATGATAACTGAATAGAGTCTGATATACCACCTGCGTTTTGTAATGTATAGTCCATTCTTACTAAAATATCATTTTCGTTTATGTTTGTTCCATATGGTGCGTCAACAGCACTAAAAACTTCTATACCATCCAGTGTTACATAGGGCATCCAAGTCTCTAAAGCCGACTTTATTTCTGCACCGATACGTGCTTCCATTTCTTTTTTTTCAATTGGCTCAAAAAGTTCACCCAATAAAATAGGTATATTAGTACCAATACTTGGGTTTACAACTCTTTCACCCTTTTTTGTTAGTAAAAGTATTTTTATATCTTCTTTGACAGCATCTAGTGTTGTATTGTTCATTTCAAAGAAACCTTTACGATAAGAACGTAAAGGAAATTTTAAATTAACGCCCATTTGTTTTTCTCTAGTTTATAAAATGTCTTTTACTTAAATGATCTATTAGTGTATTTGAAAGATTTATAAAAACATTTCTTGTATTGGTAAATTCATCTCTAAGAGTGTTAATGTCTACTTCTATATCTGATGTTTCTTTATCCGTTTCGATAGGAACAGTAAATCTTGGATTGGCATCTCCACCTATACTTATAGTATCAAACTTTATTCTTCTTTTTTTAACTATAGTTCTATATCCTAAGTTTATAGTTTTTGGTGGCGAAGGAACAGTGACAAATTTTGATGGTATAGTTATTGTAGATCCTGGCGTTCCCCTTGCAACTAACCTACGTACACGTTGGACGCTGCCATTTGATTGATTTACTACTCTAACTGTCTCAAAAACATCACCAGTGGATGGCACTCTTACTCTTTGTGCAGGTACAAAAACCCTTCTACTTGGTTGACTTTCTGTTCTAAAACCTCTATTAACTGTTTGTTTATCAAGAACAACCTTATCTGGTATGTCAACATTTATTTCTGGTATAGCGTGCTCATGGTCTATGTATGAATCAAAGAGTTTTTCTACAGTTAGAAGTAATTGTCTTGTGTTTCGCACAAAGCCAAGTAATATGCCATTATTTTCTTGAAGGTAACTGTTTAGTTTTTCGCCCAGTACCGATCTATGCATTTCAAGTTCTGAATCTGAAGTTGTAGAAATATTATATGTTTCATCAGCAAAATTTACTATGAAATCTCTTTTTACATCAGAGTCATCTGGAATAAGTTCATTTTGTTTTTTTGTAAAAAGATCGGATATATCAAGTGGTTTTGTATTTGAAAAATGAATGGTTTTTGTTTTTGTTGAACCAACTGACCCCATAGCATTTACTTGATAAACTCTATCTTCTAAAATACCCATCTCTAATGTTGCTGGTTTTTCACTATAAATAGGTAAATAAGAGTGTCTTATGTAAGAACCACTTCTACCTTGCATTAAAACATCGCCAAGATTTAAAGGTAATTGAAATACATCCCTTTCTTGTTTAGGCGAATTTTGTCTGGAATTAGCGTTCAGTTTTTCAACATTAAATCTCATACCATATCTTGACATTGGTTCGGGGTTAAGATTTTTGTTATGATCATTTGTTAATTTTAAACTAACCTTATCTGTATCATTAACTCTTGAAATCCAGAAACCTTTTGATTTATTAAGAGTTGTTTCTCTTATTACAAAAACTTGTTCGCCTACTTCGGGAACTGATACAATTCCATTTGACATTAATGGAGCAAACCACTTAGTGATCTCGTTTTCTGGATTTTCACTACTTACATCCTCACCAATAATTCTTGCATTAATAGAAAATTGAGGCATAGTGGACGCAGCCTGTGGGTTTAATTCTACACCTAACTTAACACTTATAACAATTGCTCTATTTAAAATAAATAATTCATGTGCTTTCCAACCCAACGCACTAGCAAAAAGTTCATCTTGATAACTTCCTGTAGATAATGTGTTTTCTAATGTTGGCCTATTCATCTTTTTCTTCCACTGTTTTTATTTTAATATTGCGTTTTTTCAATTCTATTTCTATATCTTCTAAAGAGTTTCTAACAATTGTGGTTCTCTTTCTTATATAGTCCATCACACTTATTTGATCTTCATAAACACCTAAGGCATCAACATACAATTTACCAACGTCCTCATTTGACATTTTTGAAAAATCAATTGATGAAGTCATCTTTTAGCACCACATAACTTGTTTTTATCTTTTTTATAGATTTTGTTATCTTTCTACTTGGAAGATCAGTTGCCTCTCTTACATACATATACAATTGTTTCTTATTATAAATATTTAGCTTGTGATAGTTTTTGAGTATTTCGTT